CCTCCCTTCCGTGAGTTTGAGTTAATTGGACGTCCTGTAAGCTGTGACGACATCGATTATATCGGTCGTTCCTGGCGTTCAGGTATGAAGTTCAACTCAGGAGATTATTCGGCTGCTACAGACAATTTAAAATCTTATATTAGTGAAGAGATTCTCCGATTTATCTTATCGGAGATTCCTCAAAAATTTGAGATGTCTAAAGAAGTGTGCGAGCGGGCGATTGAATCCTTTGTTAGAAGTGACATAGAATACGTGCCAAAATCAGACTTTAACTCAAGGAAGGGAGGATTCTATAAGTACTTTGATCCTAGTGCTTGTGGACATGTGGAGGATATGATTAAACAACAATGTGGCCAGTTAATGGGTCATATTTTGTCTTTTCCAGTTCTCTGCATAGCAAATTACTGTTCTTTCAGAATGAGCGTCTCTAAAAGACCCGTTTTGATCAACGGTGATGATATCCTCTTTTGTTGTACCGAAGGCGAGTTCTCTGCCTGGTCAACCATGGTTAAGCGATTTGGATTTGAACCCTCTGTTGGAAAGAATCTGTTTTCTGATAGGATATGCCAGATAAACAGTGTCCTTTTTCGAATAAACACCGTTGCTTATGGTCTCGATCCTGAGACCCCGTCCTTTCTTTATGTGAACTCTACCGTTATTCCCTATGTAAATTTTGGAATTATGACTGGTAGAAAGAAAGGCACTAGAGTTGAGAAGTGTAATGAAGTTGACGACATACCTCAAAATGTTGTTGACAGATTCCCTGTTCTCCCCGAATTACTCAAATACTCCTGCTACTCCATCCGTCAAGATTGGAGAACCAGGGTCTACGAGTTATTTATGAAGAACAATGCTGAACTTCGAGCTATGAAAAAACTTCTTCCTGAAGGCGGATTGTTGGACAGACCCATATGGTCTGGACCGACTCTCTACCGTGGTAGTCGTGATTCTAGGACTCCTGAAGATCAGGCTCTTGGTGAAACTTACTTCTCGGCTCGTGGGCCGGTAACCTCAGGTTTAGACTTGAGGAAGCTTAAACGAATCTCTGATTATTTAAAGAGATTTCCGTTTGGGTGTTTTGATCTTTTCGAAAAAGATGAAGATGTTCCAGTGCGCCTCATAGGACTTTCGTACTACGAAGCGACCCCATGCTCGGATAATTGAGCAGTTGATCTAAGGAAGATTGAGAGTTGAGAAGGAGATGTAGAGTTGGAACCGTAAGGTCCAGACGAGCTAATCTCGAGTATTTGAATTAAGTGCACCTGGAAAGGCGCAACTAATTAATTCGGTGGCCCGGCAATCTGACTACGGCAGGCAACGTCGCCTAAGGTTGGTTAATTCTATTCTCTTTGAAGAGGGATAGAAACCAAGTCCTTACGTCCTGTGGGAACATTGAAAGTGGGATACAAAGTACAGAATTTGGGAAATCGGATTTGCAATCCAAAATTACCAGTTTCTTCTTGTGCGTAACTTCAATTACGTGCTTGATGGGATGTCTGTCGCCATAATGCAAGGTTAGTACCACCAGTGTTGTACTGATGTCGAATACTCGGATCCATGATGTGGAGAAGTCCGCCACCATGTCCTTTTCTCTAAGCTCTCGCTTCCCCAAGATTAACAGGTTCGGG